TGACTTTCTACCGCAATTAATACGAGCCTATTAGCGGCAGGAGTTGCTGCCGGTGTAGGAGCGAATGATGTAACGCTAGCTGTAGTCGCAAAGTTTAAGATAATATTACCAAAAGCTGGTGGTGCGAAATCATATGACGCAATACCAGATGTTGTAGAATATGAAATATTTTGCGAACAGCCACTATCATTAATAGTAGTAAAATAACTATACGAATCAGTTCCAGTAAGGTTAGGCCACGAGTTTCCAGTTCCCGGAAAACCAGTCTCAGAATATTTATTTGTAATAGCAGGCATTATATAACCTCCAAAATACAATCCATATTATAGATTTCAAAGGCATTAAACATTTTATTAATATCAGAATAGATACCTTCTAGCGACCACTTATCATAAAAGCGATTCAAACCTTTAAATAACCATAAATTATTTTGCGATAAAACATCTGGATATATATCATTACCACCATTTAATATAGATACTATCCAATTTTTTATTGATTGATAATCGCTATCATCAAAATTAAGCTTTAATATATAAGATAAAATTGCAGTTTCATCAAATAATTCATCAATATTTTTTAAATTATTAATTAGCCAATTACGATGATCTGAAACATTTTGAATGTATGATTCAAAATCAAAACCATATGGTCTTGTTGGTCTCCACTCAGTAAAGCTATTTATTTGATTCTCAAAATCAGAATCTTCTGATTCTGTAGTAATAACTGCTATATGCCTATTACGGGCAATAATACGAATATTAGACCATCTATCTTTACCCATATTTTCATCGATAGGTTTCTGATTTAAATCAACGCATGCTGCTCTATGATTGATAAACATCAATAAAGCATCTATTTCTGGTAGAAACTCCAGACTAGAACGATACGGATTTTCAGATGACCCATCTCCGAGGCATCTTACGTGGGTAAAATAAGAGATAGTCATAAACTACTCCTGCCAGACAATACCTGCGGCTGCGTTGATAGAAGCAGCAGCCGTAACTTCTAAGCGAAGGAAGCTGCTGACAGGGATTTGAATCTCTCTATCCATAGGATATTGGATTAAAATTCCAGACTGTGGATGAACATAGTGAGTCTCTAAAGTATCCGTGACCGTACCTTCAGAGGTCGCCGTGTGCTTAGCGGTCGTAGCAGCGGTATCGTACTTATCAGTGTATTTTGTAACTGTTAAGCTTGTACCAGTAATAGTCGCAGAGCCTCTGCGAATCTTAACTGTAATAGGCGTAGCCGTACCTGAAACACCTTCAAACTCGACCCACCAACTTAATACTGTCGCACGCATTGTGGACGTTGTAGCAAGCTCAATGAGTGTCTTAGCAGATGTTCCTGTGGCCATACCACTATTGGTAGCAACATAAATGCCGTTAGCCATATTAACCCCCCGCGGTGAACGTTAAGTCATATGTTGTCTGCAACGCGTCACCGGATGAAAGATTGACTACAGAGAATACTGAGCGGTCAAGAAGAATGCCACCAGAGTTCGCAGCCTGATTAAAGATACCGTGCTCAGAAACTGCCGCTGAGCCATCGAGTGTATTAGTCGCAACAGTACGGAAAATATTAGCCGTAGCCCCCTCGCCAACAGTACCTGTTGGACGAGTATTGTTAGTGGCGTACTCTGTAGTAAGTTCAGTCTGAAGGCTGGTATCGCCTGTTGCCTCAGCGTTGGTACCAGAACCAAGCGCGTGGTACTTGAAATTCTCAAGCTCAAGCGTATTCTGGAAAGCGTCTACAATAGCCTCAACGCCAGCGGTAGTTACAACGCGCATTGAGATAATGCCAAGGTCCGTTGATTGACCATTGCGAATTACCGTACCCCACAGCGTACCGTAGAATGTAGGAATCTTGTTATCATAGGCCATCTTCGCGTGCTTCCAGCCGCGCATGATGTTCTGCCAGTTCATAGTGCGGTATGTACGCACCTCGTCGTCTAAGTTTGAGTGCGGCATAGCGTACTCGTGTACTAATTCATTTAAATCCTTGGGACCCTCATTTGCACGAATAATTTGCAGGCCGACGTTGCCCGCAGCAGCAAGAGAGTGAGGATTGCTTTTCTGTGACTTCTTGAGTCCGAAAATCGACATATTTCCTCCTAAAAAGATGGGATAATCCCTTCAATAGTTTCTCATACTATATCTTAAGTAGCAACTTGATAATTATAATATGATTTTAACTCATCAGCGCTAGCTGTACGAAATCTCGATGTATTCAATAAAACTTGCGCTTCTTCTTCTTCAACTAACTGATATGGGTGCTCTCTTGAGAATGCGACACCGGATGAAGATACATATCCTATTCCGGTCTCCATAAAGACAAGGATTTTAGCCATATCTATAAGTATAGCAGAAAGCGGTTCCCGAAGGAACCGCTTTCCACTAACCCTAATAATATTATGATATTAGAGGCTGCGTACCTTAACGTTACGCATATGAACGTAAGCCTCAGCGTTCTCGATCTGGTTAGCAACTCGGATGAACTGCGTGTACTCGATCGTGTCCTTCTTAGGCTTGAATTCACGGTAAACAACGATGTCACGCTGAATACCCCAAATACGGTTGTTCGGGAATGTAAGCTCTACAACACCGTGGTTACCAGCAGCACCTGAGTAGGTACCAGTCTCAGTCTCCGTCATAAGCGGAACTTCCTTCAGCGTGATGCCGAAGGGACGAATACCCTGAACCACACCGCTACCGCCACCTGAACCGGCGCCAGTACCAGCGTTAACAATCAGGTCACCAAGGGTGCTACCGGGTGAAGGAGCACCAACACCACCAAGGCCAGTGTCACTACCATTGGCCAGTGACCAAATGTAGTCCTGAATAAGACTTGACGATGTGTACCACGAAAGCTCACTGCGACGCTGGAGGTACTTGTTGGGCAGGTTGCGAAGCGCACGGTCAAAAAGTGAACGTGTAAGGTTCGCACCAGCGGCATCAACTACCGTAGCGTCTGTACGAGCACGCTTGATGTAACCATCAAGCGACTTAAGAAGGGGGTCTGTTGTAGCAGCAGTATTAATATTACCGTGCAGAGCAAGGTCCTCAAGGTCGTTCGCTGTCTGGCGAGCCATAAGCGAAGCAACGTGGTCCTCAAGACTTGTCCCCTCAATGTTGTCCTCAAGGCCCTCTGTTGAGAGTTCCCAGTCGAGACGAAGCTTAACTGTAGTCATTGAAATCTTGGTGAATGTGGGGTCCACATTTGTCCCATCGTCAACGGCTTCAGTAGCCTTACGCATGATACGTGTGCCCACGTTAACCTTATCGATCTCCACTGTTGGCTGGTTCATTCGCACAACACGAACATCGTTAAGGAGCACTGACTGCTCTACTAAGTAGTCAAGGAAACGGTTAGCCTGAGCAGGCTTCAGAAGCCCACCGCCACCGGCGCCAATAGCCGTAGTAGAAACAACCTTTTCTAAAAGTTCTCTTGAACCCATATTATTTCCTCCTAATTAGGACTGATAGCCCAATACTTCTGCGATTTCCGCGGGTACGAAGATGCCGCCCCAGAATGACTCGGCCTTCTTCTCGATGATTTCCTCATCGCCCACAACTTCCTCATCTACCGACTTCTTAATAGCGCCAGCGTTCTCAACGGTCTCAACACGCTCAGAAACTGTTTCTACCTTCTCGTCAACAGACTTTGTAATCTCAGCCAGCTTCTCATCCACTGTCTCGATTACTTCTTCCTTAATCTTGCTGATCTTCTCGTCAAGAAGGGTACCAATACCCTCCATAAGCTTTTCGAGATCCACTTCATTACCTCCATTGTCTTCACCATCGGTGATTGTTTCATCTGACTCAACAGACTTTTTCATATTACCCTCAGCCATTGTGTTGCTCATATCGCAACCACAATCTGGGCAGGTATCTTCACCCTCAGGAACGGAGCAACCGCAGTCTGGGCACTCCATAGCCTTTGAGATCTTCGACATTGATGCACCACAGTTAGGACAGGTGTCAACACCTTCCTTAACCGTACCGCCACAGTCTTTACACACCTTACCAGCCTTTTCAACAGCATTAGCCTCTACCGATTTCTCTACATCTCCTTGACGGTTGATGTAGATATTAACGTTAGGGGCAGCGGGGGCAACAGAAGAAACAGATTCGGCTGTTACAGTTTCGGTAACATCGACTGACTTGGTAATGTCATCCGACTCACCATTAATCCACGAAACAAACTTCGCAATTAAACCAATCTTTGTGTTCTCCGAAAGCGTCTGCACAGACTCCACTGTATCATCTGTAATGTTTTTTTGCAAATCCATGTCGCCTCCTATATTTTTGCGAACAATTTTACCACTTTCCATCGTGTAATCCGTTTCCGAAAGACGATTAAGAGCAGCAATAATTCGTTTACCAATAGAAGTCCACTGAGCATCGTTATAGCCACCAGCACTCTGTTGACCTGACTGATTGTAGTAACGGAAAGCTGCCATTACTCTTTCAGCTGTATCAAGAGGGTACTTGTAATTATCTGGGTCAGCGTACTGACTACGATTTTCGGGGAACCCCTTCGGAGGAGTCTTGTGGCCATAGGCCACTTCCTTCTCCATAAAATCATCTCCTTCTAAATCTTGAATAGATTCGATTTCAGATAACATATCTACCTTATTCATCCTATCAGCAATAGAATTAGCCCAAGTTCTACCAGCGTCGCCGCCCCAGAGAGCCCAAGCAATTCTTCCAGCAGATGGAAAACCATCTTCACCGGGAGACCAACCCTGCCCCTTCTTGTCTACCTCATGTCTAGCAAAGTAGCTTACCATTCTATTGATTGTGCTAATTGATAATTCTTTGCCATTCGAAATATCACGAGCGCGTGCTACTCCGACTGCGGTACCGCCGCGATTGAACTCACGACGCCACTCAAGACCTTTACGAGCCTCCGTGCGGGCACCTTGAGGGGGAACAAAGCCTTCAGCGGCCTTGACAATTTCCGTTTGAACCATCTTTACAATAACATCCACATCTAATTCATCAACAGAACCAATTTCACGCATAGCATCTCCATGCTCACACTGCGATTCATTAATTCTGGCGACACCGTGTCTGTCACAATAGAATACCTTATACTTTGCTAAATCATAATTAAGGGAACCATCCGAAGCCATCTTCACCATAGTAACAGTGGCAGCGGGGTTCCCCATATTGTCTACAAGACTTAACTCATTCAATTCATATTGCTTAATACGACGAATTGTTCTCTTGCTTATTTTGTCGATGTCTTCAGACGCTTTCACGATTCGTCCACCAACAGAAAAACCCTTCAGTGTACCATCAAGAATTTTTTCCCAAGTATCTTGAGCACCTTTGGAAATGTAGGCATCAACCTCAAAACCTCTGTACTCACGACCCTGATATGGAACCATTACTGGGCGGTAACTAATAGCTTTCCCTACAGCCTTAGGGGCGTGCATTTCTCGGATGTTACCCACCCAATCTCTGAACGCTTGTTCGGATGCAGAGTATTCTATTAAATCACCTGAAGGATCAACGTTTTCAGCAGTAGCATAGCCCGTCACAATACGACGGGCAGTATCTACCTTGCTGAACGGGATTGATAATGTAATATCTTCTGACATATATTTATACTCCCAAAATTGGCATGTGGCAACGCCAATATCAATGGGATAGCAACGGCTATGTTGTCCATATTATCATATCATCGATATTAGAATATGTCAATTAGCCGAAAACGATGTAATGAACATTATTGCCAGAAGCCGTAATCGTCTGATAGTCGCCGGGGATATCTACATAGGCAGCAAGCTGCTTATCAAGATATACCGTATATCTACCATCGAAGGTAACAGTTGCATCGTTAGCAGAAGTGTCTTGAAGTAACTTCCAACAGAGTGTTCTACTTGTGACTGTTACTGAAGCGCCGTCGTTACAGACACCGCTTGCGATAATTTGCATTCCATTCATATTAACCTCTTTCTCTTACCCTTTGGGTATCTTGCGCCTGACCTCGTTCCTGACCTGTTCCGTCAGTTTGAGGTGTCGCATTAGATCCATTATCTTGACCAGACTTCGGCGGTGTTCCGAACATGGCATTGGTATTGCCAGCACCAGTTGGATTCTTTGCTTCCGCTGCTTGAACTTTAACGCTTGTTGGGTACGGTAATACTTCATCGCCACCCGGAATAGCGGGAAGACTGAGCTGACCTCTAACCTCATTAGGCGTTATGACTTCAGTACGCAGATATCTATCATTAATTCTAGAACGAAGGTCCTCATCAATAATATCAAGCTGATTGAAATAGAAGAGGAAGAGATCGCTAAATTCAGCGACAATTCTATTAATCTTTTTCTCAGCGATAACTTGGTCAGGACTTACAACCTGCGTTTTGAATGTCTTATCGGCATCTCTAGCCACGGCCATGTTGGCATTATCAAATACACCTACCTTGGTAGGTGGCACACGATAGGCTGAGATAATTTCATCACGATTTGATTTGCGGTATTGATCGAAAGAACCTTCTTGCACTCCCGTCTCAAGCTTCTCAAATCTGATGTCCGCATCATTATTTGCTCCAATAGTAGCAGGGATAGGTACCACGAGTGTTCCGTGATTTCTTCCTTTAACTTCTTTCTTGAAGTAGTTAATGAGTTCACGCTTGGAAGCTTCACTTAATTTAACCCCCTTGAGGACAATCGCATAACGGGGGATTGCCTTATTCTCAAAGTAATCGATATTATATTCTTTAGCAAATTTATCACCAATAATGGCAGAAATTACAGAGACCGAAGGTGGAATTCCATAATATGTATTATTTGGACTATAAAGTTTAAAATGTAAAATTTCATTAGGCGAAGGATCGTCATTAATAGGATCCTTAGTTTCAAAATCTTGAAAGTTCCTAAAGAAGATAGCCATACGATTTGCTAACTGGACGAAACCATCTCGGTCTTTTCTTACGCGCATCAACTTACTCGGAATATGGCCAAGGTAACCTATCTTACCTGAGTTAGTTCTGCCAATCTCAAGATAGCCATTTCCAGTAACCAGAACGTCAGTCCAGATTTTAATCATAGTTTCTGTTAACGTCTCTTCTTCATTGAGACTTTCGAAAATAATCTCCAGTCTATCCATTTCAGTTTGATGCATCTGACGGACGCGCTCAGCTTTTTCAGTATTTGTTGATGCTTTAGATACACGCTTTTGTGCTTTACTAGTTGGTTTCCAATCATAGCCAAGGCCAACTGTATTCATTACACGCGCATCTACTGTGGCATGAAGGAATCCACATTCATCGTAGAGAACTGAAAGGGAATCTAAGTCATACGGAGGGACGGCTACGTTAAATAATCCGTAGCCGTCAATCATTAATGGATCTTCATATTTAGTTTTAGCGCCATCAACGCCAACTAAACGCTTTGCTAATCTCTTGCTCTTTCTAGAGAGCTCATCTAATTTGATCTTCTTGAATGGGTCTGTTGTAACCTTCTCCAGATGAGGTTGAATTGCATCAATATCAATCTCTGGAAGGAAGACGACAGTATCCTTGGACTCATCTACTAATGAGGCTTCATGCTTCATTAACTATACCTCCGCATAATCTGTTGAGCCGCATCATATTCATCCGGAACCAGTCCATCACGAAGGCGTGCGCTTTGGTCATCATATTCATCATCGGTAACCTTTCTAGCGCCTGAAACCCAAGCTGGTTGACCTTCGGTGCTCTCCAGCCAGTATTCGGCTGCTTTACGCATCTTTTCTTCTACTCGGAAATCTCCGATGACACCCTCAAGTGATAGATAATGTCCATCACTACCTAAGTATGAACCATCTGGCATCTGCCAGAGGCATACTCCATAGGCAGATTCTGGGACGGCGATTACTCTTTTAGGATTTACTGCGCTCATACTTCTATATCCTATCACGTTATCGATGATAACTCAAGATTTTTGCGATTTTTTTGTAGTTTCAGACTGTTTTAGTATAAAAGTGTGTACAGTTTGACACTCATCGCAGTAAATATTGATGCTAAACCGCAGCTTTTGGGTATTTTCATCAAATTCAAATCTCTCATCGCATTCATATGAGATATATAGTGACTTCAAATTAGCGCTCCAGTAACCAGTGATATGACAACCAACCCCAAAAAGCCCATAGTATAGATCTACTCAATTGATCATTGCGTAGATTTTTTACCATCGACGTTAAGGTTGGACGCTTTCTTGTCTTATAAGCAAATATATCATATACGATAATCGCTATGAAAATAGCCCACCATTCATATGGAAAATGCTCTCTATCCACATAAATATCATACCATTAATCGCATTTTGAATAAACAGTACCATCAGGCAGGTAGGCAATCTCACAAGCACCTTGATGAATAACCTCAACGCCGTCCTCTAAGGGCTCAGCCTGCTCATCGATTGCCGAAAGTACCTGCTCATGGCGAGATTGATCGCGATAGATAGTTACACCCTTGCAGCCCATCTGATAGGCAAGGCGATACAATCTGTCTGTTTCCTCAATGCTGTAATGCGAAGGAGCATTCGTTGTTTTACTGATAGCGGAATCGGTCCATCGCTGAATCGCAGCCTGAACCTTAACGTGGTCCTCAGGAGCAAGGTCCTGTGCGGTAACACAGTACTCAGGAAGATGCCCAAGCTTTAAGCCAAGATCCTTAATAACAGGAACAACTTCAACATGGACGCCAAGGCGAGAAGTTCTAGTGTACTGCCATGAGAAATATGGCTCAATACCAGTAGAAGTGCCCATCATTGTACCAGTAGTACCTGTTGGAGCCTGCGTCAGCAAGCATACGTTGCGAATACCGTGCTTCTTTACGCGCATACGCACTGATTCTGGCATGGCCTCCATAAAGCCCGAACGAAGGTATCGCTCATCATACTTAGCAAAGGCCCCCTTCTCCATAGCAAGATTGATAGAAGCGTGATAAGCCTTCTCAGCAATAAACTGGTAGAGGGTATCGACAAGTTCCACCGCTTCATCTGAGCCATAACGGATGTGGAGTCTCAGTAGCAGTTCCCCAAGACCCATCGTCCCTAAGCCAATGCGGCGATTAGAACGATGGTTTTCCTCAATCTCTGGGAGGTGATAGTTATTAATATCAATCACATTGTCCAAGAAACGGACAGCAGTATTAATCACGCGGCCAAGTAACGACCAATTAATACCGCGATCGAACGGAGAAACAAACTTGGAAAGATCGAGCGCGCCAAGCGTACAAACACCATAAGCCTCAAGCGGCTGCTCTCCGCATGGATTTGTCGCTACGAGAGGAGCAAAGTACCAAGAATTAGACATCTTGTTGCTTCTCTCAAGGAAGTGTAGGCCGGGTTCAGCGGAAGCCCAAGCTGACTCAATAAGAAGGCTCCAAATATCACGGGCCTTTACTGTGTCATAAACCTTAACTTCTCCGCCATTCTCCTGCCAGTGTTGAAGGTTACCATTCCAAAGTTCATCATAACGTGAGTCGCTAGTGTCGGGAAATACAAGATCCCAGTCTCCGTCAGCCTCTACAGCCTCCATAAAGGCGTCA